TCATCTGTAATGATGTATAGATACTTATATTATTAGCTATAATATTTTGTATATTAGAATTTTCAGATACATCACTATTATTGAAGATATATTCCAATTGTGATTTATATGCATTGATATCATTGATAATACCATCTCTAAATTTAGATTCATCCATTCTAGAACGCACTTTTTCATAATTACGTAACTGTAATATTAGCTTAGCACTAGAATCTGTGTTTAGATTATTGGCATTACGCTTCATATCTTTAAATAAGAATACTATACGTTCTCTCTCGCTATGGATATCATTCTGTAAAGCCATGATTTTATCATCATCTCTTTCGCTTTTAGATATCTCTTTTGCTAGAGTAAATATTAGTTCTTTGATATTACTTAGTATAGAATCATTCAATGAATCTTTTATATCATTACCCCAGTCTGATAGGCTTTGAATACTTGTATTATGATTAATAGATTCATTGACTGTAAGCATAGTCTTCAAATCATCTATGAATTCACTAACTGGCATCTTCTTAAGCATATTAATAGTTTCATTTACTATATTATGGACTATCTGATTAGATTTTCTAAAATAAGATATGAATACTTTAAAGTATTTATACACATGATTCTTAAAGAATGATATAATCTTCGATATGATATTATATATCTTCTTAACAGTACTAAACATACCTTCATTTATAGATAAGTATTGTATCATTGTATCTTCTAATATAGAATTCATAATATAGGTGGACTCTAGTAGACTATCTATAAGTATAATCTTTTCTTCATCTATAGAAAAAGTTTTTATATACATAGCACCACCTAAAAAACAAAAATAAATTATAAGGTATGAGGATTAACCCCATACCTTATAATTTTATTTACCAGGAATATCTATTATTTGTGGTTAGCAGCTTTAGACCAAGCACCACGTGCACATTTCAAGTAGATTTTCAAAGCTTCTAAGTTAGCTTTAGTTTGAGTTGTGTAGTTACGAAGAGTTGTGTTAACTGCACCTTTAGCTTTAGCGAATTCTTTATCGTCTTTAGATTTGTCTTTAAACCATTTTTGTAAACGATCAGCTGTATCCTTAACATTTTTAAGCATGTTTTTGTGTAAAGATTGAAGGCTGTTACCGTTAACCAATAAAGATTCTACGCTATTTTTAACTTTAGCGAATTCAGTTTCTTCGATACCGCCAGTAACTTCTTCTACAAGTTTGGATACGCTTAATGCTTCAACTTTGCTATCGCCATTCAAACCTTTCAAAATGTTTTCATTAACGAAGTCTTTCTTGATACCTTCGAATGCTACATTTTTAGGGAACTTAACTTTAGCTTCGCCAGCTTTTTCGTTTTTAGCTACGGCATCTTTGTATTTGTCGTATACTTTTTTATTATCAGCAACGAATTTGCTAATAATTTTTTGTACGAAATCATTCAACCAAGTTTTGATTTTTGCGTACCATTTTTTGATGAATTCAACTACTTTGTCGTAAGCATTTTTCAAAGTTTCTTTAATGCTTTCTTCAATAACTTCAGGTTCAGCACCTTCGGAAAGAAGTTGTTGTTCACGGAAATCGGAACGGATAAGATCTTGGAATACTTCATGATCAAAGTCAACACATTCAACCATGATTTCATCAATACCATATTCTGTTTGGTATAATTCTTTATTTTCTAAAACAACGCTATCATCGATAATAGCAGATTCTGTGTAAAAACCCATTTTTACCTCCAGAAAAAATAATAAAATTAACGTTAATTTTACAATGCTCTATACCTTATTGTTAGTATATTACTTTAAAGTATAGTTCTATTGTGCTGTAGTATTACCAGTTTTCAATGATTCTGCATTTAGACACGCATTGATAATACTCTTAGCTACGAATACTTGGTTACGGATAATTTTACCTTGCGCATCTAATAATTTAGAAAGTAGTTTTTGGTTAGCATTCATTACCATATTCATAGCAGTAACTAATTTAGTGTCAACTAAAACTTTACCACGCAATTTAACAAGTTCGTTTACTGCTTTATCAGCTTTACGTTCAATTTCACGTTCAAACTTATCAGCATCAGATAATTTAAACTCTCTAGAGAACTTGATAATCTTTTCAATATTCTCTACTACGTCAGCTTTAGTATATTCAGCATCTGTACCCACATCTATAATTGTAGTTAATTTAGTATGAGCATCTTCAGATTTGGTTTTAAAATTATTCATAAGATCATCTAATACTTTATCGGTATTATGACCATTTATAGTAACACCAGTAGCATTACCTTCGGCAATCTTAACGAAGTCCTGAATATGATAGTCAATTACATCAGCAGTATCTTTCAAGTAAATTTTATCAGCTAAGAAAGCAGACTTACCACCGAATACCCTAAACTTAATATCATCAGGTAATTTCTTAGCTCCAGCGATAATAGCTTCTTTCTTTTCAAGCTTATCACGTAACTTACTATAGTATTTATGCACAAATTCTTTAATCTTTCTAAAGTATTTAGATACAAACTCTTTAATCTTTCTAAAGATAGTTTTTAGTTTGTCTAAGAATTTACGTAAGATACCCTCTTTAACTACAGGTGGTTTCTTTTCACTATCAGAGGATTTATCATCTTTCTTATTATCAGTAGAAGTAGCATCATTATCCGATTTGGATTGTTGTTTATTGATTACCATTAATGCTGTAGACGCATTATTAACTTCATTTACAATAAGTACAACCATCTCTTCTACTACAATAGCATCATCAAGGGCATTAAAAACATAAGAATCATTCATATTATTTTCCTACCCCTTTCTCTTCTTCTATTTTCATAGCAATCTTACCAGCTTTAATAAGTGTACTAGTAGCTGCAGTTAAGATATATTTATTAGTTTCTTGGAAGAAAGTAATACATGAGTGTACAATCTTACGATATTCAGTAGAACGAATGACAAACGCAGTTGCTTTGAATTTGTCTTTTTCATCCATATCAGTTTTATTTACACCTTTCATGTATAGCTCACCTAATTTACCAAACATTTGCCCAAGACCGTTTAAATGTTTAACAGTATCAAGGTTAGAATTTATGGATTTAAGATATCTTCCATCGTCTAAGCACATTTCTAAATACTTAGTTAAAAGATCTGAACCAAATTTAACACCGGGTAAAATTTCTTGAATACCTTCACCGGATTTGACATAATCTTCTTCGTATAAGTATTTAGCACGAAGCTGTTCGATAACTGGTTTAGTACGGTCTAAATCAAATTCTTTATATAAAGAATCTAATACTTCATCTTTACTTCTAGAAGTTGTATCATTTTTAGGGCCATGTTTAATCAAAGGTACTAGTGTTTTAGTTATGTATTCTAACCCACCTTTTTTGTACCATACTAAATTTACACCCTTAAGCCGCTCAGTTACTTCTTTCTTATGTTTTTCAATAAGCTTACGATATTTTCTCAAAGCTACCGTGTATTCACCAAAGAGTTTGATTTTAATCTTTTCCCAAATACCCTTGAAGAACTCATATGCCTTCTTAGCCCATTTGACAATAGCAGCTACTACACGTTTAATTGTATTCTTGATCGTATCCATCACAGATTCGGTAACAACAGAGTCTGTTTCACCAGACTCTGTCATAACTAAAACTTGGTCATCTTGTTCGAGTAAGAAGTCCCGCATTTCTAATTCAAATGCAGAGACTTCCTCGATAAGATCTAATGGATCAATCGTTTCATAGTTTCCTAGAACGAATGCCATTAATAAACCTCCATATCAATAATATCATCAATCTCAAAAGTTTCTGTTTTAGAAACTTTTTTAGATAATAAGTATTTACAGATATTATGTGCTACAGTCATATTACGACGGATAGCTTCAAATTGCTTATATACTGTATGGTTAGCTGCACGAATAGCGCCAACTTCGATTTTAATGAAGCTTTTACCGATATCTGGTAAATATTTACCAAAACCAATACTAGTATAATCTAAATGGCTGAATTGCAATAATGCATCTTGATAGCCCATGGATACACGTTGTAGTTTAGACCAATCCCAATTTAAGAAATCAATAATCTTATCGATATTCTTAGCGATATAGTCTCGACCAATATCCATAGTATCTATAGCACTATCTTTAACGATTTCGTTATAGATTTTATCAGATAATACATCCTTACGATCACCAACAATAGATTTTGCAACAACCTTAACTGTATTTACAAGCCCTTTAGCCATACCCTTTACTGTAGTGATAGGGTTGATGTGGCTAAATAATGGATCACCATTTAAAGTATATACTTTAAATTTCTTATCATATCGGCTACTAGCAGCTGCAGCTTTGATGTGCTTGATATTTTCTGGAGTTAAGATATCTTGAAGATCGTGTAATAAGTCTTTATTAAATTGGTTGATTAGGCGCATAAAGCTTTTAGTTACAGATTTGATATATGTTTGTGTAACACTTTCATTCAATACACTATTTTCATCATTAACTAATGCAGTGTATTGTTCCATAACCAATTCTTCAACGTCATCTAGACCAGAAGCATATTCGTTAAGACAAGTATCATCCAAATTAGATTCTAGATCTGTACATTCTTCATTCATGAATTCTTCTGCATAGTATTCATCTAATTCAGCAACAGCTTCTTTCATAGCAGCACGGCGGTAATCTGCAAAGTATTTCACGTAGTTGTAAATTTCAGTTGCAGTTTTATTTGTATTCTTAACTTGAGTTGTAAATACATTAAGCATACCTCGGTTAACTTCACTGACTACTGATAATAAACCAGTTAAAGCTTGGTGTGCAAGATCGGCATTTGGTTGATCTTTAAATTTGCCTTCTAAATTCTTAATAGTAGTATTAAGTGCACTTTCAAGTTCTCTAATACCAACCTCTATTATACGTGTAGCATTATCTATACTACGTTCTATAAATTTACCATTAACAAATTCAGCAATATCTTTAAAATGTTTAGACACATAATCCATATCTAAAGTCATAGTAGTAGGTTTACGATTAGCTACAGCTTGTTTATTCTCTTCAAATTCTTCTTTAATAGTATTGAGCAACGCAACCGCAGCATCTCTATCTGGTGCTTTGAAAAATTTGTTTACAGTGTCAATATAACTATATTCGATTTTCTTAATAGCTTCATATCCACCATTGATAATACCATTATATAATTTAGTATCAAAAATAGTATCGATTTTACCATCAAACCAACTAGCATTATCTACTACAATTTCGAATTTCTTATTTCTATCTAAACGTTTACGGCGTTTAATTTTAGCACCTATAAATTTAGATTTCTTAGGTGCATCATCTACAGGAGCAGCTGCTGGTTCAGATGTTGTTGTATGTGTAGTACTAGATGTATTAGAGCTAGTACTAGTAGTGCTGCTAGTTGACGTATTAGAAGATTGTGTATCTTCTACATCGTCTTCTTTATCATTATCAGTATCTTTAGAATCAGTATAAGACTTAGGATCTTTTAAAGTTTCTTCACATGCTTTAACATCTGCTGGTGTTACTTTAGTATCATTCTTCTTCTTAAATAGCTCTTTAAATTTCTTAAAGTACTTAACTACAAAGTCTTTAATAGCTTTAAAGAATTTCTTAACTTTTTCCCAGATATTAGACAATACACCTTCATTGACGAAATCTGTATTGTCCATATCTTGTAAGTCGGCTAATGCATATTCCAGCATAACCTCTTCTTCAATTAAATATATTTCACTCATATTTAAGCTCCTCTATTAATAATGCTTAGAATATATTGGGAATCGAAGTATTGACGATCCTCAATTTCTGTTATATATTCATCATTAATGTTCAAGTCAAGCCCTTCTACGTCTTCACTGATAAGATCAGAACCATAAAACTCATCAAGCTCAGTGTATTCACGTAAAGATTCATATCTACGATAGTCGGCGCACGCTTTTACGTAGTTATAGATTTCTGTAGCTACTTTATTAGCATGCATAAGTTGAGTGGTGACTAACTTGATTACAAAATCAACCATAAGTTTTGAGCTACTCATTATAAGATTTAGGGTTTTTATACCTGCATCATAATTGCGTCGATGTAACCCATTAGCATCTTCATCTGATTTAACTTCATCCATTACTTTTTTGAGGTTATCTATTCGACTCTCTAACTGTTTAACAGACCAATCAATAATCTTTTTTATCTCTTCGATGAGATTAGAAATATATTTTTGGTCCATCATTTTAGTAATATTTTTGAAGTTTTTGGTTACAAAATCCATGTCAATAACATCATCAACTTCGATATATACGCATGATTCTTTAATTTTTTTATTAGCAGCTTCAACTTCAGCTAAATTCTTATCTGCGTCGTCACCCACTAAGTGTTTAAAATCTAACATAATAGATTTATTCATTTCCCACAATGGCTCTTCAGCGCCTTTATTTGCTATGGTTTTATATATTTCTTCTTGGAATATAACCGCTAAATCCTTAATGCGTTCACCATTGATCATAATAGTTTTAACTTTGAAAGTTTTATCTTTAGATAACTTAGCACGACGAACAATCTTGCGATTAGTCTTAGACTTGATAAATTTTTTGTCTTTCTTAGCTACAGGACTATTGGTTGGCTCTTCAACATCATCCATTACAGGATCTGTATCTCCATTAGGAGTATTATCTTCTTTACCATCTTTACTATTATCAGTATAAGACTTAGGGTCTTTTAAAGTTTCTTCACAAGCTTTAATATCATTAGGTGTAGCTTTAGTAGATTTCTTTCTAAATAAGTCTAGGAACTTATTAAAGTACTTAACTACAAAGTCTTTAATGGCTTTAAAGAACTTTTTAACCTTTTCCCAGATATTAGACAATACACCTTCATTGACATAGTCAGTGTCTAATAAAAGATCTTCTGTAGAATATTCTACAATATGATTCTCTTCATATATAAAATCAAGTTCCATTTATACCTCCGGTATTACTTCACTTAGTAAAATGCTAGTTATATATTGGGATTCATTATAAATACGACGATCTATATTTTCAATATACTCATCATCTATATTACAATCTAACCCATCAGCATATTCTAATAACAAATCCTGTGCATAGTAACCATCTAAATCTGTAAATTCTTTTACTAATTTATACTTACGATAATCAGCACAAGCTTTTACGTAATTATAGATTTCTGTAGAAATATTTTGTGTTACCAATATATGACTACATAATGATTTAACACAATTTCTTATCATATCTATAATGGCTAGATACGCTCCAGTTAGAATATGGGATTTTGCTTTAACAATTGCACGATCTACATCAGTCTCGTAACTAAAAACAGCTTTTTCGGCATCCCGCCAACTCATATCAGGATCAGGATGATTTTTAAGATATCTATTAATCTCATCTTTCCTATCAGATGACATTTTTGTATCAAGTTTAAATTCATCCTCTATAAGTTTACTTACATTTCTGGCTTCTGAAGATATCTTAGCATCAACAAACATTTTATCAGCAAGAGTTCTATAAATATCAGTTAATGCCTTATCTACTTTTTGAAAGTTATGTTTTACCCATTCCATATTAAATTCTATAGTAGTGGATTTATCATCATAATCTTTCTGATTTTTAAAATTACCACAAAGCTCCTCAGCATATTTTTCTAACTCATCAACTTCACTGACACGTTTAGCATTTTTTACTTTTCTAACCGTATCCATAATTTTACTAGTAAAATCAAGAATCTGTCTATTTACTTTACTAGAAGCCTTTTCATAGATAGACAAATCTAAAGCATCGTCTGGTGTACGATATAAATCGTGACCAAATCCTTTGAATACTGCTTTAAATTTTTTATTCATACTAAGCTTAGCTCTTCGCTTGATATTATGATTAGTTTTAAAGCTACCAACTTGTGTAGTTTTACCACTAGCATCCGTCCATTTATCGTTAGATGATGTAGCCTCTGCATCGGTGCTATATGATGATGGGTCATTTAATGTATCTTGACATGCTCTAGTTGTAGCTGGGTCATTAACTTTTTTCTTAGATCTAATTAGGCTAACTAATTTATTCCACATTTTGGACAAGAATTCTTTAAGCTTTTTATAAGCGCCCCTTAACCATGCAATAATACTAGTTATAATAGGTCCTTCATTTATTATCTCTATATCAGATAAGGTGCTTGATAAACAAGCACTCTCATCTTCAATAAAATCCAAATCAATCATAATATCACCCATTCAATAAATCAACTAAGTAATATTCTTCTTGGATATTACGCAAGTCTGCATCATCTAAGAACGCATCATCTAAGTTAGATTCTAAGATTGTAGAATCGATATCCAATTCTGCAAACTCTGCGAAATTATTGTAATATTCGTCTATCATAGCCATCTCTCTAATACGAGCATAGTTGATAGATTCTGCACAGTTATTTACATATGTGAAGATATCAATAGCACTACGATATAGCATAGTAATTTCTTTAGAGAAAGATGACACTAAACGAGACACAGTTTTGGAAATAAAATTTAACATAGCTGCAATTTCATCAGATCTTGAGCTTGCATTCCCAAAAGCACCTAATCCCTGAGTAACGTCTACATTATCAAATCGTTTCTTAATATTTTCTAATTCACGTTTAAGCGCATCAATATCTTTCATTAAAGAACTTTGATATTTATCTACAGCAGACTTAGTTGTAGTACCTAAAGCTACATCACCAATTTCTTTAAAGTGATCTTTAATAAATTTCATATCCAATCTTCGGTCAGTAAATACAACTGTAGCGGCATCTGCTGCATCTTCAAACCATTTTTCATAGTCTTCTTGCTTTGGACGTTTAGCACTAAATAGATCAGCACCAGCATTATATGCAGTACGTTTGATAAATTTTTGGATACCAGATTGCATACCTTTACCAATCTCTTTAGATTTTGCTACATACTCATCTAATACAAATGTCTTAGGTAGAGGAATAGTTGTATCTACAGTTACAACGAAAATACGTTTAGGATCTAAACGCATACGTCGTGCAAATTTCTTGCCATTGCTACGTAAGAAATTCTTTTTAGCAACTACAACTTTACCATCTTTATTTGTTGTAGTATCATAAGTATTACCTGTAGGCATATCAGCTTTGGAAGCTTTAGATGGGTCTTGATCTACAGTATCAGTAACTGGTTGATATGCGCTTTCATCATGTAAAATATTATTACACTTAGCGATAGCTTCTTTAGTTACTTTCTTTTCTTTAGCTGTACCAAATAAGAATTCTTTTAGCTTATTAAAGTATTTCATAACGAACTTACGTATCGTTTCAAATACTTTCTTAATTTTTTCTTTGATCTTAGATATAATCCCTTCACCATCACCCTCTAGGAGTAAGTCATCAGAATTATCATCATAGATCAAACTTTCACACACCAATGCAAACTCATCAGTAATGTCTTGTAATTGATAGTCTATCATTGATTTATCCTTTATACAATAACGAATTCAATATCTAATTGATTTTCTTCAGTATTAGCAGTATTGACATTCAAGAACTCAGGAATACGTCCAACTATCATTTCATCTCTACGATAGATATGCTGAATACCTGGACCATATCCATTGAATTCTAAGAACTCAAAGTAAACTAATACGTCTTTATACTTATCAGTAATATATGTGATAAGATTTGGTATATGAAGATCATTGATTTGAGTAGTATCTTCGATATATAATCGAATATCATTCTTAATCAATGTAATCATCTCTTTAGTGCTAGTATTGATAAACTTAACACGGAATCGTAAACTTAAGTTGGCTCTATTCAATGGTTTACCATCTTCTACATAGAATAGTTTAGATGGGCCATATGTATTAAACAATTTAAAGTCTATACCGAATGAGTCTTCTAGTACATTCAAACACTGATTGATATGTACACGTTTCTTCTCTAAGTCTAAGATAAACTTTTGTAATTTCATCTCAGTATTAATGAAAGACCAACCAACCATAGGAACTTTATCTATAGTATAGCTTAGTGTACCATTATCCAACTTAGTAACTTTAACTTTAGATTCGATAATATCAGAGTAGTTATACATAAAGTCTACACCACCACGAGTGTTGTAGATATTAGTAAGACTATATCCGTCTAAGTTACCACTAGTGAAGATTTGTTCTGACTTATATGTACCAGCACTGTCTTCATCTTTATTCTTAATGAAAGTGAATACTTTAAACTGAGTATTGTTTGGCATATAACCATACAAGTCATTATCAGAACCAGCTTCTTTAAGATTTAAGATCTTAAGTTGGTTTAGTGTATCAATAGAGTTGTCTGTTTCCATATCAAACTCATATAAGAAAGAAAACTCTGTTTCATTGTACTTCTTGAATTTACCTTGAGTCCAACGTACAGGTTTCTTATCTTTATAGAATACACCTAAGACTTTAAGATCTACGCTAGTAATCTCTTCAGGATCTAATTCATTATCTCTATGGACTACACCGATATTTCTATCAATGTTTTGAACTAGCTTGACTGAACACTTATAAGTATTCTTATCGGTAAAGTATTCTCTCTTCCAGTTAAGATTGTTACAAATGAATTGGTATTTGGAAGCCTTATTGATATACTCAAACTCAAGAGCTTTCTTAGTATCCATATAGTTGATATAATATGAAGCATACAAAGGACTCTTATTGATTACAATCATAAATGGATTGAAGTATAAGAACTTAATCTTATTTATAGATTCTAATTCATCTTTTGAGCTATTATAGATAACCTTACCATTACCACCAGCTTCATACTGAATAGTATTACCAGTATTAAAGATATAGTTTTCACTAGATACATTATCAAAGTCACGTCTAATCAATTCTATAGGAACTGTATTAGTTGGAATCATTTGTGTATCAGTACTTGCTAAAAGATAAGCATAGTATAGACGGTATAATGGAGATTCCATCTTCTTGAAGAAGTATAGTTTATTCTTAGGTAAACCATAGCTTAAAGAGTTAAAGAAGTTATTAACGTCTTTAGAGTTGGTTACACTACCACGAGCTAATGCCTCTTTAGGAATCATCAACTTTAACTCATCAATAGTCTTCTTATCCAAACCATCTTCA